AGGACGTATAATCTAGGGTATAGGGGCACAAAGTGGGTACGTCCTTTGTTGGATTTCCCTAGCGGTAAAGTAGGCGGACATTGTGTAATGCCTGTCTCTCGCATGTTGGCGGATCAGACAGGGGATAAGTGGCTAGAAAAAAATATTTCGGTATTCGGAGGATAAAATGAGAGAGACAGGATTTTACGACAAGACGGACTTGCGGTCTGAAAATAGGGAACTTGCGTTTAAAATGTTCTTCCGTGAATTGAATAATGTACTGATTCCAAGGCATTGTGTATCGTCTTGTTTTACCCCTTTGCCTATTGAAGATCAAATTCGTAATTTAATTAAACGATGGGGAATTGGTGAAGAGGAAATCGGCACGAGGCTTTCTCTTGCGATTACTTTCCCTACCGACGTTGTTAGACATCAATGGTTTTATGATGAGAAAGGTAACCCTTATCATAAACTTGTTGTCCCGGTTCCCGTTAAAGAAGTTAAACGTTCTCATAAGAAGAAGATCGTAAAGAAAAAGAAGTAAACATATTTCCGGGCGCGTAGGCATACGCTGAAAAGAAGAGCTTAGTCTCTTCTCCCCCCGGCACGACTACTAAGAGTCGGTCACTCGAAAGAGTGGTCGGCTCTTTTTTTATGTGTCGGGAACACTTTGGAGGTTTTATGGATATGCCGATGACCGGTAAGATGCCTCACATGAAACCTATAGGAAAGATTGGCATGGCGGCGGTTAAGAAGTTGGGAAGGACTTACAAGACGGGGATGTTCTCTAAAATATCCGCGTCTGCCGCTAAGAAATACGGAAGCAAGAAGGCGGGGGATAGGGTGGCCGGGGCAATCTATCAAAAGATGGTAAAAGCTCATGGCTGAAAAAATCGATTGGAAGTCAATTCATAAAAAAGAGCTTGTCGATTTCGTCAACAAATTTTACCGAACGTCGTGGAACTGGCGGTCCCAAGGGTTTCATGCGAAGTGGGATAAGTGGGAAAGAAACTTCCGTAATATCTACGATCCTGATATTCTAGCTAAGAAAGAGACTTGGCAAAACGCTGTATTTTCTCCCGCCACGTGTACTAACGTCGAAGTTATCGCGTCCTCCCTAACAAAAATCGGTTGTGGAAAGAAACGTCCGATTGCTCTTGAGCCTAGAGAGTCGGGGGACGAGTTACAGGCAGAACTTAACACGGATTTGTTGGACTACTACCGGGAAAAAGGCGATTATGAAATCGGACGATATAAGGCCGTAAAGGAAGCCTGTATTTTCGGGTCTGGTTTCATGAAGATTTTTTGGGAAAAGAAGTTTGCAAAGAGGCGGATTCAGTCCGACGTTTACGAACCCCTCCCAATGGCGATGCTTAAATTTCGGATGCCTCAGAAGAAAGGGACTAAGAATAAGTGGGAGAACGTTTTAGTTAAAGACGGTGTAAGGTATCAACATGTCCATATCCGGGACATATTCCCTGAACCGAATACGACCGATTGGTCCCGCCTTATTCACCGTGACAAGCTGACTTACAACGAAATCAACCAAATGACGGATCAGGGGTTCTTTGACAAAGATTCCGTTAAAGAGCTTTGGGGAGTCTACGAGAACGATAATTTTGAGGTTGATTGCGCTCCCGTTAAGTATGACCTAGAGCAAACTGACCCTAAGTTGCCAAGGCCCGACTACGACAAACGGCATACGGTGTGGGAGTATAACGGACCTCTCCCGTTGAAGTGGATTAATCTGGACATGCCGGAAGAAACCGAGGAACAAAAGAAGGCGGCGGGAGAAGTTACCCCAGGGATCGCCCTTATCGCGTCGAGCAATTACTACCTAACCTCGGGAGAGTCTCAGACTTACGACGGGGAACATGGATTTATCAAGATGGACTATATCCCCGACGGGACGTATGGGATCGGGGTTGCGGGGATCATGGGCGGACAGCAGGACGAACTTAACGAAATCACAAACCAACGCCTTGATAACGTTTGCCTGTTGATGAACAAGATGTTGGTGGTAATTGAAAAGTATGTGGTTGATCCTAAAGAGTGGCGGTCTAAACCAGGCGCGATCATGCGTCTAAAAGGGTCGGAAATTGACGACATTCGGAAAGTCTTCGCGGAACTTCAAATATCAGACGTTCCGATTTCGTCGTATCGGGAAACAGCGGAAATCGAGAGGAAGATTCAAGAGACTACCGCCGCGAACCGCGTGACGACTGGAACCGCCGGTATGGTGAAAGACACGAACCAGACTCTAGGCGGTATGGAGTTGATGAAACAAGCGGCCTTTGACCGGTTCCTTATTTACGCCTTCCTAATCGGTAGGACGTTCGACGTTCGGGCGGCTAAGAAGACCTCCGAAACTATTTACCTTAACGCCTCCGATGATGCGATTAAGCGTATTCTCGGAATGGTCCCTATCGAGATGATGCCGGGACAGTATATCCCTCGTTGGGAGTGCTGGAAGCGTCAGGAACCTAGAGACTTGAACGTCTGCTATGACTTCGTTCCCGTTGACGTGTTCAGCATGGAGAACAAATACCAGAAGTCCCAAGACCTTGCCTCTAAGGGGCAGTTGATGGCTACTTTGGTCCCCGGATGGAACCCCGTTCCTCTCTTGAAACGACTTTTCAAGTATTCAGATATGTCCTCGGATGAAATCTCCGAAATCCTTGAAGGATTGCCGCAGGGTCCGATGGCTACCCCTATGGGCCAGGGAATGGGAGTCCCCTCTATCGCACGTCCAACGAAACAGAACGTTGGAGAGTCTTCCCCTATGCCGACGCCATCCGCACAGGGTGGGGGGCCAGCCCCCATTGGATAAGTGGATGAAACTTAAAGAGTATTTGAAGTCAGAGAAAGATTCTATATCCGGTCAAGTCGTGACTCTAATTCACGACGACGCACCGAAGAACAAATTTTCGGTCTTTGCGGGAAGGCTCCGCATGATCGAGGACGTAGAGGCTGAAATGGCCTCTATCGAAAGAGACTTGGAATCCCAGGGGTAGGGAAAATCCAAACTCCCAGGAGAAAAAATGGATCAAGTTATTGACAATAAATCGGTTACGCCTCCGCTTGGGAACGACAACAAGGAAGCTTTGATGGCCCGTATTCAGGCCGCCGAAGCTAACCCCGAAGTCGGGAAGGCCCATCGTTTGGCTACCGATACTGTCACATCGTCCGTTCAGGAATCTAAACCTCCTACCACGACCGAGGGACCGGAGTCTAAGGCTCCGAATCCGCCACCGGAAGTGAAAAAGGACGGTCTAGACCAGTTCAAAGACAAAGACGGTAACGTTGACGACGGAAAAATTCGTAAAGCCAACGAACACCTGGAAAGAGGTATCCGAGAACGAGAAGAACTTGTACGCAAAAACAAGGAACTACTCGCCAAGTTCACTAAAACCAGTCAGGAATTGAAGTCTACGGAAAGGGAGATTCAGAATCCTCCTCCCGTTACTCCTACTCCTATGGTTAATGGGGATGATGACGATGGATTTTTGCGTCGAGTGGCCGAACTTGAAAATAACCCGCTTGCGCTTAGGGACTTGATCAGGAGCGAGATTAAAGTTGGAATCGCTCCCATTCAGGGCCGTCTACAAAGTGCGGATCAAGAGGCGGATTTGCGGTCTAAGGCCGCAGAGCTTCAATCGATAGTTGACGCTGGACATACTTGGATTTACAAGGATGGCCAGGTTGACCTAAGTAAATTCGATGAAGTTTTTCAGGAAAGGCCGTATCTTCTTCAAGGACGGACGCCGTATCTTGACGCTCTCCGGTTCATGGATACTTCTAACGGTTCAGCCTCCGCTCCCGCACAGGGCGGAACCCCGATTCTTGGGGGTGGTTCGGCTGTCCCGCCGCCTTCGTCTTCCCCGACTGTCACCCCTGAACAGAAGATGGGAGAACTATCTCAAAAGTTCCGACTCTTAATATCACGAGGCCAGCGCACGGAAGCCAATGAAGTGATGAAAGAGATGGAGCGATTGAATAGAGGTTATTAGGTGATTCAAGGGTTTTCCGCCAGGTGTAAATTAGTGCGGAGAATCTTAAATGGCTAATACAGCTACTAGCGGTCTAGATAACCAGTTGTCCGGGTATTATGTTGATAAGGCTCTCGCTACTCTTATCAACGAAACACCTCTGTATCAGTATGCGATGAAAACGCCTCTTACGGGCGGGAAAGGAACGATTGTTTACTGGAACGCCTGGAACCGGTTGACGGGAGCTTCTGCCGCCGCGACCGAAGGCGCGACCAGGACCGCCGTTGCCATGTCTTCCCGGCGCGTGTCGGCGACCGTCGCTCAGTATATCCGCGTGGTTTCTTTGACTGACCTTGCGGAATACACGACTGTCCTTAACGCCCGAGAAGGCGCTCAGGCTCGTTTGCGTGAGTCGGCCAAAGAAACCCAGGAATGGATTTTGCATACTGGTATCTTCAAGGCCACGTATTACACGCAGAACCAGTCTACAACTGTCTTGCTGTCGGCTATGATGTCCGGTTTGGCGTCTTCGATGTGCGCCAACACTGGAACGAATAGCAACAGCAATAAGCAGTTTGCGTTTCCTGCCGTTTACGGGACTTCTTGCGCTCGGCTCTCTGCCGTTCTCAAGACCGCTCCTAGCGTTTCCGCAAAGGCGTCTCTCTACGCGATTCGCAAGGCCGGGAACAAGCTTGATGTTAAGAATGCTCCTAAGTTCGCTGATGGTACCCGTATCGGTTACTGCCACCCGAACTTCTTGCACATTCTTCGTCAAGACCCCGCGTTCTTGGCCTGGAACCAGAATCAGTATGCGGGTCAGACCATGCACGTCGGTGAAGTTCTCAAGACCGAGGGAGTCCGTTGGATTTCGTCCAACCTCTGCCCCCGGTATGCGGTTACGGCGCACTCCGTCAACGTGTCGTTCATCTTTACCCCTGATTCCTTCGGTATCACCGAAGCCCTTGGCGGGTTGGAGATGTTCCTCGTTACCGGCGCGACCAAGGACGATCCGGCTAACCAGTTGACGCTGTTGAGTTACAAGATCACGGCGGCGGCGGCTTGTTTGAATACTTCGGCGGGTGTTCTTCTCTTCACCACCGAGAAACTGTAATTAAGACCCCCGGCGTAGGGGATAAAACCTCTACGCTGGGGACTCTTTTTGGAGGTTTCACATGAAACGTTTTTCTATTCTTTCTGTCTTGTTCCTGTTGGTTGCGTCCGTTGGTGCGGAAAACTTCTCCGATAGCGGAGGAGATTCTAGTAATAAGCCTGGATCGTGCGTCCTCCGTTCTAGGGGACACGCCCAAGGCCGGGAACACCTGTATTCCGGGGATACTCTTAACGGTATTTATGGCCGTGGATACGGAGCGTCGGCGTTCGCTACAGCTAACGGCGTCTCTCTGGAACTTCAAGCCTCCGAAGACTGGACGGCAGCGGCTCAGGGAACAAAGATGGTTGTCTACACGACTCCTAAACAGTCTACTATGGCGGCGTTAGTCCTTACCGTTGACGGAGCGGGCTTGCAGTTGCTTTCCAACGCGGCCCCAAGGACAAACCTGACTCCCCAGGTTGCGGGAACGCTTGTATGGAATTCCGCAGACGCTCAATTGTGCGTTTCGACGGGAACGACTGTAACTAGTTGGGTCCAGGTTTCCGACGGTTCTACAGCCTGTAGCCATTGAGGTTAAAATGAAAATACGAGAGTTTTATAAATCACTAGAGTTTATTTCAATTTTCATTATTGGATTGATGATGTTCTATGTTGTTGATATCGGATTATTTATCAAGTCCTTGTCCGTTGTTTTTAATTTGTATGCGATCAGCAGGGCGATATATAAGACGGGACGTGGTTTGACTCATACAGCGTTTAAGAGTAGCGAGGGGGTTTTGTTCCTTCTTAATGAATCAATGCTTCTAATTTCTTGCCATAAACAAATTCTAAATCAAACAGATTATTGTATTTACGCGATTATAGCGTATGCAATTTTTTCTATCGGACGTGGAGCAACTAAAAAGTTAAGAAATTCTCACCCTAACAATACACTTATGGGGAGGTAATATGGATCGTTCGGCGTATCTTCTTTCAAGAGCTATGGGTCCGTGGAACAGGTTGAACGAAGATAATACAGAAGTTTTAATTACTGAGTGTATTTATGATGGAAGCGGAAACCCAACGTATTACGGTATCGCTCCCCAAGGAAGTCTTACTTCTGAGTCTAAATGGAGAGTAGAGAAACTTATCTATGATGGTAGTGGTAATTATCTCCGTTCACGATACACAACTCCAAACCAGATTTTCGATAACTATGCCAGCCTCACGTACACTTAAATGACGATGAAAATTAATCCCCTTACGGGAAACTATGACCTTACGGGTGGTGGAGACGGTTCTGGTGCAACTGGACCTACTGGACCTATTGGTCCGACAGGACCAACGGGGCCAACCGGACCAACCGGTGGTACTGGTGGTACCGGAGGAACTGGGGGAACTGGATCAGCGGGTCCAGTAGGACCAACTGGGCCTACTGGACCAACAGGAGGTACAGGAGGAACTGGAGGAATAGGCGGAACGGGGGGAACTGGTGCGGCTGGTGGTGTTGGACCATCCGGACCTACTGGACCTATTGGACCCACTGGACCTCAAGGTCCTACGGGGCCGACTGGCGGACCTGTTGGTCCTACCGGACCGACCGGTCCTACTGGTCCAACTGGTGGAACCGGAGGCACTGGTGGAGTTGGTCCCGCTGGTCCGACAGGCCCAACCGGGCCAACAGGGCAATACTCTCTTGGTGCTCTTTACTCGAACGGGAACGCTGGGTCAACTTTTACCGTTGACTGGTCGGCACATGGGCCGTTACAGAAAGTCACGATGTCAACAAATTGCACGTTTGCATTTACGGCTCCACCGGTGAACACCGAATGTTATTTGGAAGTTACGCAGGGGGTTACTCGGTATACGGCAACATGGCCCGCCGCTGTTTTGGCTCCGGGAGGAAAATCTACTGGACTTGCTCTTTCAACAGGGTCAACGCAAAAAGATTTGGTTAAAGGGGTTTATGATGGGACAAATTATTGGATGGAAATTCTTAAAAACAATGCGACCTAATGGCTAAATTTACTTTCCATGTTGTCGGGACTCCCTACGGTTGCACGAGCCGGAAGGATGAACTTTGCGGGTTCTCTCAGATGACCCTCAATTTCATCGACATGATGGGTCGTCGTGGACATCGAATCATCCACTACGGGAATGAAGGCTCTGAGGTTCCTTGCCAGCACGTCCAGATATTTTCCGAAGAGGAGAGGACCAGACATTTCGGGTATATGGACTTGCAGAAACCGCCGAAGGTTACTTGGGACGGGCAGGAGGTCTATCACAAAGACTTTAATCAGAGAGTGGCGGACGAGTTAAAGGCAAGGTGCCGACCAACTGATTTTATTTGTTCGATCTTCGGTGATTGCCAGAAGGAGATCGGAAAGCATTTCCCCGGTTGTTACGACCGCATTCCTTCAACTAATCAAGCCGAAAACGGAAAACCTGCCGGATTCCCTCTCTTTGTGGAGTTCGCCATTGGATATCTCGGGGCTTTCTCGGCCTGGCGCGTCTTTGCTACGAACACCCTTCGGGAATGGTGGCATGGACACATCCGAAACCCTGGTAGAGATTTTGGCGACGTGGTTATCCCCCATTTTTTTGATAAAGACATTTTTGGATTCGGTCTCGTGGAAACTGACAATTTGAAAATGAAAGGACTACAGGCCCAACCATATATGGCCTTCGTTGGCCGGGTGAACGAGGACAAAGGAGTCCAGATCGCCGTAGACGTGACTCGGGAACTCGGGATTCCCTTGGTTATCGCCGGACGTGACACGGCGGAATATTGGCGTTACTGGCCGAAGCACGTCACCTATTGGGGCGCGGCAACAATAAAGGAACGAAATCAGATCATGCAAGGGGCCATATGTACTTTTGCCCCGACTCTCTACCGAGAACCTTTTGGAAGCGTAGCTGTCGAAGCGTTGTTGAGTGGAACGCCTTGTATTACGACGGACTACGGGGGACTCGTTGAAATCGTTGATAAGAAATGGAGATGTCACGGACTCAGGGAGTTTATAGATGCGGCAAAACGGGCGATGGCTTTAACCACAGAAGAACGGAGAGTAATTAAAGATAATGCTTTATCTCGATTCAGTTATGACGCAATCGCTCCGCAGTATGAGAGATATTTCGAGAGGCTAGCGGCGATGTCTTTTGGTCAGGGATGGAACGAATTAAGACCTGTTGATGAATGGTGGCCTGGGGCTGTAGACAATAGAACAATTCAGTATACGCCTATCGCGCCTCTTGCGGATGGGACGGCAATACATGCTTGCAATTATGTTCCTGGGGCCAACGGTCCCGACAAAAAGGGGGTATTATGAAAAAGAAAAAGAAGGGTTGCTAAACTCAAAAGCCATATGTAGAATTGTCCTAACGCTTATTTATGGGGTGCGTGTGGACAATCGTTTTAGACTTCACGATGACAACATGAATCTTAAACCCTCCCTTGAGTCCTACGGATTCGGGGGAGGGATTTTTATTAGGGGAAAAACATGACGATTAGCGTTTTCTCTTTGATTAAAAACGAGGTATCTTTCATAGGCTTTGGAATTATGTCCCTACTCCCATACGTCGATGAGCTTGTCTATGGGGACGGGAACAGCACCGACGGGACTATCGAGCTAATCGAATACATCAAGTCCAAATACGACCCCGATAACAAAATTAAACTGTTTAAGGACTTCGACTTTAAGGATTTCAAAGAGGATTATGTTAAAAAGTTTAACGAGATAATGTCAAAGTGTTCGGGGGATTACCTTTGGTATTGTCATCCCGACATGATTGTTGATTCTCCCGGACGCCTCTTGGATCGCGAGACGTGGAAGGCGAAAGCCTTTAGTGTTGGTATGCGATCCTTCGCAGGGGAAAACATGGAGCTAGAGATTGTGAAGGGCCGAACACCCACCTGGAAAACGATCATGAAAAACGATTTTGGCCTTCACTATTGGGGAAATTATGGCGACGACCACGAAGACATGTATTTTAAGGCAATTACCGGGGACGAGCACATCGTCCATAAAAACATGCGTTTCTATCCCTTCCGCGTCGAGGATAGCGGAATCCGTCTTAATCATTTTTGCGAGTGTAAACCGATGGATCGTAGAAAGCAGAAAATGGAAACCGTAATTAAGACGATAACAGGGGTAACGGATGAGCTTAAGATTAAAGACGTTGTAGAGAACCATCCCCGAGTTACCCTAGACGGAAAAGAAAAAGCTTTCGGAGTGTTTGAGTTTAAAGACCGCCAAGACCCTTTGCCTGTAGTATTTGAAAAACACAGGGAGGAATTTAATCTTGTCCTCGGTAAGTAGAGAAGTAACTCCTGAATTTATCAGGGACTTTGAGCGGTTCGAGTCTTTCTCCCAAAAGTATCCCCAACGGTTCCAGTTGGACCCTAAAGACGTTTACCCTTGTCTTGGAGACAACAAACCAAGGGCGGAATTTGACCCTCAATACGTTTATCATACGGCTTGGGCGGCGAGGAAGTTGGCGGAACTCAAGCCTAAAGAACACGTTGACTTTTCCTCTTTCCATTACCTGTCTACGATTTGTTCGGCGTTCCTTCCTATTCGGTTCTACGATTACCACGACTTTGGTATTTACTTGAAATGTTTGGATACTGGCGCGGCGGACCTTACGCGATTGCAGTTCCCGGACGGAGCGTTTAAGTCGGTGTCCTGTCTCCATGCTGTTGAGCATATCGGACTTGGACGCTATGGCGACCCCCTGGACCCACAGGGAGACGTTAGAGCCATGCAGGAGCTTTCCAGGGTGACAAGGAAAGGAGGGGATTTGCTCTTTGCGGTTCCTATGGGTGGAGTGGCAAGAATCCAGTTTAACGCCCACAGGATTTACCAGTATTACCAGATCATCGAGCAATTCCAGGACTTCAAGTTGATTGACTTCGCCTTGGTTCCTGACGACGCTTTCCGGGTTGGGATTAAGATGAAGTCTACCGAGAAGATGGCGGATAAGCAAAAGCATGGTTGCGGTTGTTTCCACTTCAAGAAGGTTAAACAATGAAAATCCTTGGTATCTCCATCGGCCATGACTCTTCCGCCTGTTTGGTTGAAGACGGAAAGATTGTCCGTTACGTTGCTGAGGAGAGATTTAACCGAATCAAGGTTGGAGTAAATAACGCCCATGAATCGATTAGGTATTGCCTTGGCGACTACAAAATGGAGGACATGGACAGGGTTGTAATTAGTTCTGCACTCCACGGAAAGGTTAAGACTCATTATGAAATGTTGTTGCAGAAACGAAAATTGTTTGCTGTTTCTTCCGCATTGAAATATAAAACGTGGCATGTTAATAATATTGGAATTATAGACCACCATCTTTGTCATGCGTCGTCTTCTTATTTTACCTCTGGACTTGATAACTCTTTGATTGTAAGCATTGACGGAATAGGGGAAGACACGACTAATTTTGTTGCGGTTGGTAAGGGTAAAGAGATTAATCCGATTCACATTGTAAAGCCGGGGAAAGAATTTGTTAAGGGGAAGGATGGAATCTTCAAGGAGATTGACACCACCAATAAGGAAATAGCCTCTCTTGGATGGTTCTACGGAGCCATTACCGAGGCGTTAGGATGGCGCATGGTTTGCGACGAGGGGAAGACGATGGGTCTTGCTCCTTACGGCGATCCCAACGTAATACCGGAAGATGAAATGCGTAAGATGCTGTATACGCCGGGAGCAATCGGATTTTATGACAACGATGGAAAGGTGTATTACAGAACTTCTAGTGCGGACTATTACGAAACCCTAGCGGAAAAATACGGACGGGAGAACCTTGCCGCCGCAGGACAACAGTTACTTGAAAAAGAAGTCATCGCATATATCAAACGATGGCTAGACGTTACGGGACAAAAAAACCTCTGTGTGTCGGGTGGGGTGTTCCTTAACGTTAAACTGAATCAGAAGATCAGGGAAATATTCAAACTAGATAACTTTTGGCCGTTCCCTCTTTCGGGAGATTCGGGACTTTCCGTAGGTGCGGCTCTGTCTGATTACTGGAAAAAGACGGATAAACCTTTTATTACAAATCGTTTACAACATTTATACTACGGACCTGAGTATTCAAACGAGGAGATTGAGCGTGTTTTGCTTAGAAACAAATTACGGTATCGCCCTTACAATGCTTTGGAAATTGCGGGACTCTTGGCGAAGAACAAAATCGTCGGATGGTTTCAAGGAAGGATGGAAGGGGGGCCCCGTTCCCTTGGCGGACGTTCGATCCTCATGTCTCCGCTCAACGCAAACAATAAAGACATTATAAATCGGGACGTTAAGTTCAGGGAATCGTTCCGTCCGTTTTGTCCGTCGGT